GCCACTTGGCAAAAAACTTAAAATTACAAGACTGTATTAGTAGACCGTCACAAGCGGGTTGAAAGTTCGGTCTTAGTGCATACAAAGAAGGGAACAACGTGAAACGTTATGGCAACATATATGACAAAATCTGTTCAATGGAAAACCTTGAACTTGCGTACAAAAATGCAAAGAAAGGAAAAGGGTGGTACAGAGAAGTAAGAGAAATTGAAGCAAATCCACAGTATTACTTGGAACTGCTGCAATCCATGTTGAAAAATCACACCTATCAAACATCAGAGTATTCCACATTTATGAAGAAAGACGGTAGGAAAGAAAGGGAAATATACAAACTTCCATTCTTCCCGGACAGAATCGCACAGTGGGCGGTCTTGCAGATAATTGAACCGCAGTTGTTGGCATACTTCACTGATGACACCTATTCCGCAATACCAAACAAAGGTATTCATGCAGCTTTCAGAAAGTTGCGAAAAGCAGTTGATGAACACCCGGAAGAAATGACCTACTGTTTGAAAATCGACTGCAAGAAATTCTACCCTTCTATTGACCATGACATACTAAAGCAGAAGTTCAGGAAGAAATACAAAGACCCTGAACTATTGTTTTTGATTGATGAAATTATTGACAGTATCAACACTTGCCCGGCAACGGAAGAAAACATTGACTTCTATGCGGGACAGGGAAAAGAAATCAAGATTGTGACCGGGGATAACGGTCAGGAATTTATTGACGGTATCGGCATACCGATAGGGAATTATTTTTCACAATATGCCGGGAATTTTTATCTGACGGAATTTGACCACTGGATGAAAGAGGTCAAGCACGTTAAGCACTATTACAGGTACATGGATGATATTTGTATTTTCGCATCATCCAAAGAAGAACTGCACCAGTTACTTCAAGAAATTGAAGAATATTTGAACACTAAGTTGAACTTACGTCTGAAAGGTAACTATCAAATCTTTCCTTCATTCATCAGAGGTGTTGACTTTGTTGGGTATAGGATTTTCTTAGATTATACACTGCTTAGAAAATCCACCTGTCAGCAGTTCAAACAGAAGATGACCGCAATCAGGAAGAAAATTGAAAGCGGTCAGGAAATGAACTATTCAGAATGGTGTTCAATCAATTCATATAAGGGTTGGTTGAAACATTGTGACAGTTACCGATTGACTGAAAAATATATTGTGCCTATTCAGCCTTATGCTGATGAATATTATAAAAACCATATCAAGGCAAAAAAGAAAAAGAAAGGTGGTAAGAACCATGCAGCAGTACGGAAAAGTGAGAAGTACGCAGCAGCCTGAAACACAGGTCATTGATGAATACAGTGTTTGGGTTGCAGAAAACATCACCCCGGTGAGTGAACCGGGAACAGATGAACAACCGGGTTTTGTTGGTTATGAATATGACCTGACCCAGTACACCAAGGATGAATACATCAAGATGATTGATGAAAAGAACGCAGCCTTGGAAACACAGGTTACTGACACGCAGCTTGCGTTGTGTGAAGTCTATGAAATGTTGGCATAAGGAAGGGGTGAAGAATCATGGCAAAAGTTTATGCTGACCTTATCCGCAAGGGTTTGAAAACGATTGATGACGTGCCGGACAAACTCAAAGATGAAGTTCAGGCAATCTTGGACGGTGATAACTGATGCTTAGTCAGATTATCATAAAAATACTATTCAGAAAGGATGTGGGTGAAATGGCAGTAGTTTATGCAACTTTGATTGTCAAGGGTAAGAAGTCTTATGCTGACGTACCTGACAGAATCAAGGAACAGGTCAAAGAAATCCTGATTGATTTGGACTGTTCTGACCTTGTTACTGAATAAGACAAGGAAATTATCAAGCACACTAAAACAACCGCTATATGACGATTATATGAGGTCATAGGCGGTTGTTTTGCGTGTAGAAAGTAGGTGAAAAGTAATGGTATCAATCCAAGCAGTGATTACAATGGTTATTTCCATTATTTCAGTAACAGTTGCGGTTATTTCAGCAGTAATTGCAATCAGACGAAACAAGACCGCAGATGACAAAAGGGAAGCAACGGAAATGACAACAGTGATTGTGGAACTGAAACAAATCAGTAAGGACACCGGGGAAATCAAGAATGATGTGAAAAGTGTCAAGTCTGATGTGAAGCACAACACTGAACAAATTATCAGGCTTGATGAAAGTCTGAAATCCGCATGGAGAGCAATCAATAAATTGCAAGACAAGGAAGGGGCTGATTCCCATGTGGACTGAAAAGGAAGTCAGACAGTTGGAACGCAAAGACCGCATTGAAGCGGTCTTGCACCACAGGAAGATGCGAAAAATCGAACTTAAAGCCCAAAAGAAGAAATACAGTAATTCAATGGTTTGGGTTTGGGAGTTTTCAAAGAAACTGGTGCTGATTTGTTCAGCACTATACATTTTCAGTTTCTTTTATTCATGCGTGGTTATGTGGAAATTCTTTGATTTCACATACCTTGGTACATTCATTGAACAGGCAAGTGACATTTTGAAAACGTGCGTATTTGGTTACTTTGTCAAAGCGGGTGTTGAAAATGTTTTCAAGATTGCAAGTTCAAAGTTGAACAAAAGAACTGAACAGGATGATGCGGGTGCAACTGTTGCACCTGACGGTGAAGAAAGTGAGGAAAAATAGAAATGGACTACATGACAATTATCAGTCAGGTACTTCTTATTGTGGGAATCCTGACACTTTTTGTAAACATCATCACAGAGGTAATGAAGAACACCTTTGGAATCTTAAAGGGTTCAAAGGTCATCAACGTGTTTGTGCTGATTCTGTCATTAGTGGCAACAGTTGGTGTGTTCCTTGCCTACTGGGAGATTAAACAGTTAGAAATCACATGGTACATCATTGCAGCTTTCATTGTTGTGGGCTTTTTGGTTGCCTATGCTGCAATGTTTGGGTATGACAAATTACTGAAACATTTTGAGAAAGGGACAGGTGGAAAATAATGAATATTATCGAAAAAATCATCAGCATTGCAAAGGCTGAAATTGGTACTTGTGAACCGTCAGGTGATGACAAGTATATCAAAGTTTACAATGCACTTTCAGGTGCGGGGTTCAATATGGCGGTTGCGTGGTGTGCAATCTTTGTGACTTGGGTGATGTATACTGCCGGAGTTGCAAAAAGCATTGTCCCATACTTTGCATCATGTGACATTGGTATGAACTGGTTCAAGAAAAAAGGTCTTTGGAAAAATGGCAAGGCATACGGTGGAAATTACACACCAAAAAAGGGTGATGTGATTTTCTTTTCATCCAAACATAATCAGAATGATTCAACGCACACTGGTATTGTAACAGGTACGTCAGGCAATAAAGTCCATACGATTGAAGGAAACACGTCTGATGCGGTACATGAAAGAACCTATGATATGGGTGATGCGTATATCCTTGGCTATGGATGCCCTGAATACGGTGTGACGGTTGAAAAGACAGAAGATGATGTTGCAACTTCCGGCTATGAAACGTATACTGTAAAGAAAGGGGATTGTCTTTGGGGGATTGCTGCAAAGTACCTTGGTAACGGCAACCGCTACAAAGAAATTATGACCCTGAACAGTTTAACCAGTACAACAATCCACACTGGTCTTGTCCTGATGATTCCGGGAACAAATAAGAAAGCGGAAGAAGCAGCAAGTTCAGTCAGAACCTATACAGTGGTTCGTGGTGATTCCCTTTGGAAGATTGCCACAAAACTTCTTGGTAAGGGTTCACGTTACAAGGAAATTATGCAGCTTTCCGGCATCAGTTCCACATTGATTCATGCGGGTCAGGTGCTTACTGTTCCTGAAAAATAGAAGTTCATTTTTGTTCAATGTGCATGAGAACTGAACTTCTTACTGGTTGCTTACAAATTGCCTGAAAAGGCTTTATTTTAGGGGGTCTGTACTTATGCAAGAGATAATGCAGAACCCCTTGAAACAAGGGAAAATGCAGAAAAGTCAAGGTGTTCATCTTTGTTCATCTTGCACAATCCTTGTAACGCTTCTTACAAGTTGCTTACAGGTTGCTTACAAAATAAAGGCAAAAATCAACCCCGGTGCATTACGCACTGGGGTCTTTTTTTATATCTTATCAATGGCTTCTATCAGTTGTTGAATCTCAAAATGAGTGTAGACGATTTCTGTTACACCTTGCCCCTTGTGTCCCACAATCTTCTTGATAATCTTATCATCCACCCCGGCAGCAGTCAGCAGTGTAACAGTGGTGTGGCGGGTGTCATGTGGTCGGTGGTCAGGCATCCCCATTTGGTCAACCATAGGTTTCCAGTAGGAATCATAATAATTGCGGTATTCAAAGTGTTTTGCATCAGGTGTTGACAGAAGGTATTCACAATCGTTCTTGGTCATCCAGTATTCAAAGTATGGTATCAGTTTTTGTGCAATCGGTACTTTTCTAATACCCGCTTCCGTTTTGGATGCAATCACATCAAACCACCGTTCTTCAAGGTTCACGTTCTCTTTTTTCAGGTCAAGCAGTTCACTGATTCGTACCCCGGTATAAATAAGCATCAGGACAACGGTGAAGTATTCATTGGTATCTTTCCACTTCCAAACCTTTGTGATTTCATCAGTGCTGAACGGTTTCCTGTCATATTTGTTTGGATTGCGGTCTTTGTACTGGTTTATATCAACGTATTGTGCATAGTCCTTTGCACAAATGTCATTCTGCATTGCGAACTTATAAAGCATGGTAAACAGAACTTTGAGTTTCCGCAGTGTTGGGTAATTCTTGCCGGAATCATCAACCACACCTTGCAGATGACTTTTTCTAATATCATTGAACCGCATGGACTTGATTGGTTCACAAAGAAGGTATGAAGCATTATACCCCTGAATATTGGACTTGGAAACCTTTGGGTAATGTTCCGCAGACCATTTTTCAAAGACTTCCGCAAAGGTGATTTTATTGGCATCCATATCATACGGATTTTCATTGAAGTGTGCCAAAGCAACCAGTGCTTCACTTTGGGTTTCATAGTAACCCAAGTATTTGTATTTCCAGTGAGTTCTTCCGTCCTTTCCTTCTTTTCTTGACACGGTGATTCTGACCGCCCAAGGTTTTCTTCTGTTTCCGGGCAGTTTGTAAACTGACCCATAACCGTTTGGTAATTTCATTGTATTCATCCTTTCTTGATTGAAATTTCAAGGGTTGGATGATATAATATTGTTTGCATAGTCCTATATCACCCTATTCCTTGATGTAGGTTTGTAACTGACCCTGACCGCTGCAACGGTTGGGGTCAATTTTTTTGGTTATTTACAACGTTTTCTAAGATATAAAATCACATCATCCAACCTATCAATGAAATCTTGCACAGTTCCGTCAATTTCATCATACTTATATAGTGATTTCAAAATCTGCATATAGTGTTTTCTTCCCTGTAATTTCACTTTACCCAGTGGATAGGTTTTATAATAGGGTTCAAGTGTACCGTTTGAAAATCTATGCAGTGTAATGTGACTGTTTTCTGATTCATCCAGTCTTTCATACAATTCATTAAAAAACAATTCTTCATCAGGATTCACATTGTATAACTTGGTTGGTGGATTCACATTGTATACTATCCTATATTTCAACACAACACCGTCCTTTCTTTATTGGTTACGGTTACGGTTCAAGTTCCTATTCTCTATATATTTATTTTTTTTTCTTTTCTAAGATATAAACATAAATATCAAATATAAAGAAAGTCTATATAAACCGTAACCAACCGTAACTTCATAGAAAATTGTTGAGTTTGCAACCGTAACTGCAAACCGTAACCAACAGTAACTAAGTGAAATCAACAACTATGATATTGCCCTTGCATTGGATGATTCTTTTTTCACAGAATATTTGTCATCTTCAAGTAAAGTGTTTATTCGTTCCATTACTTTCACTTGGTCAATGTCATCCAGTTTTGTAAAAAGTTCAATCAGTGGTTCAGCCTTTGAACCATACACTTCTTCAAGAAGGTTGTGCAGCAACATTTTCTTCTGCAATTCTTCCGTGTTTTGGGTTAAATCACATACGGTCACACCAAGTGCCTTTGCAATGGCTTTCAGAGTAGATGCCGGAACATCATTGACACCCTTTTCTATTTTGGAAATGGTTGACCGACTATTACTACTGTCAAAACCACATAATTTTGCAAGTTCTGCTTGGGATAACCCTTTTTCAGTTCTGTACTTCTTAATGTTCTGACCTAATCTTTGTAAAAAATCATCTTTTCCTTTATTTTCACTCATTTGGTACACCTACCTTTCAACCCAAATTATACAGTAAAATGGACTAAAAATCAACTTTTATAAATTTTTTTATAAATTTTTGTTGACATTCAATCCACAATGATGTATAGTGTGAAATGTGGACGGACAATCCACAATAAAAACAACCGTTGCAGCGGTTCAAAAATCAAGGAATAGGACGGTATAGGGAATGAGAACTTACAGAGCAGAAATCGAAGATGATAATTTTGAAATCATTCTTGCTGATGATGACAATGATGCGTTAAAGCAATACTGGAAATTGGAAGAACAAGGTCACGAACTGTTTAATCTGCATGAGATTGATGAAGATTATGATGTAATCAGAACACTTTGTTAGAAAGGGGTCATGAAGTATGAGAGAAAATAAGCAGAAGATATGTGATTTGTTACTGGTGACATTACAGGCAACCAGTAATGCAGCGGATGTTGTTGCAATCGTGTATGACGATAGTACGGAAAAAGTTCAGGTGACTTTTGCAAGCGGTGGTCATAGGAATATCAATGTTGCAATGGATTCCGGTACTGCAATGATTCGTGACATTATGAATAATCTTGGGTGTTAGAAAGAAGGGATTCAATGTTTCAGATTTATGATACAAAGGCAAAATGTTATTGTGGCAGACCCAATGAAATTCAGGTCAATGCTGCACGTAAATGTCAGGTAGCAAATGTGAAAATATGTGGTATTGAAGAACTGGATAAGCCGGAAGAAGAAAGAAGGTTTGTGGTTCACGATTTATCAAGATTTTTGGAAAGTAGGTGATAATATGGCAAAGAAGGTCTTAACTGCATTTACTGAACAGGTGTTACAGTTCGACAGTGAAAGTGAATATGAAGGTTATGTGTTAGGATTGAAGCACAAAAGAACCAAGTTCTGCATCAAGGATGTGAAAACAGATGCGGTTGGTAAAGTTTTTGTGACTATCAGAAAGCAGTACAACAATAACGCATTTCCTGATGATATGGAAGGTGGTGAATAAAGTGAAAAGAATAATGACAAATACAAAGTTGTTAAGAGAAAAAATTGATGCTTGCGGGTATAAGATAACATTTGTTGCAAAACAGTGTGGTCTTACTTATCAGGGTTTTTTGAAAAAGGTGAACAATGAATCAGAGTTCAAAGTCAGTGAAACTATGATACTAAAAGAACTTCTTCACATGACTGATGAAGAATGGGAAGAAATTTTTTTTACAGAGGATGTGGATTTATAGTCCACAAATAAAAGAAAGGAATAGGTGAACAAAATGAACTTTAGTGAAAAGTTAAAAAAGGCTATGCAAGAATTAGGAATCAATCAGGCAAAAGTGGTCAGTCTGACCGGGAAAAGTAAAGGGTCAATCAGTCAGTACATTTCCGGCAAGCAGACACCACCCGCAGAAGTGCAACGTGATATTGCAGTATCACTTGGACTTGCCCCGGACTACTTTGAACAGGAAGTTACGGTTGTGCAGCTTGCAAGGAACACGGACGGAATCAGAACCCTTGACGTGGTTGAGGTTGCAAAGGTGATGCACATGAATCACAACACCGTCAGAAAAGGTTTACAACAGGGTGTGTTCCCTTGGGGGTATGCAATCAAGACCAGTGAAAACCGTTGGGTATACTTCATCAATGCAAAACGATTTGCAGAAATTGAAGGATGTGCAGTTTGAAAGGACGGTGTGAAAGATGCCTAAGATATGTTACAAGGAAATCAATTTCAGACAGTCAAGTCTTGATTTGATAAGTCTGATAAATCAGGTAATAGATGAATACAGTGCAATGGGGTATGAACTGACCCTTAGACAAGCCTATTATCAGTTAGTTGCACGTGGTTACATACCAAATAATGAACGTAGTTATAAGAACGTGGGAAATCTGATAAATGACGGTAGACTTGCCGGACTGATTGACTGGCACGCAATCACAGACAGAACCCGCAACCTTAGAGCAAACGGACACTGGGACAATCCCGCAGACGTTATTGCATCCGCAAGATATAGTTATCTGCTTGATAAATGGGAAGGTCAACCAAATTACGTTGAAGTGTGGGTTGAAAAAGATGCCTTGGTTGATATTGTGGGACAGGCTTGCAGTCCTATTGACACACCTTACTTCTCATGTAGGGGTTACACATCCCAGTCAGAAATGTGGGCTGCTGCACAGAGATTCAAAAGACAGAACCAAGAAAGGGAAGGTTGCTTCATCATTCATCTTGGTGACCATGACCCAAGCGGTATTGATATGACACGTGACATTCAGGAAAGATTGTGGATGTTTGGGGCTGATGTGGAAGTTAAACGTGTTGCACTGACAATGAATCAGGTGCAGACATACAACCCGCCACCTAACCCGGCAAAGATAACTGACAGTAGAGCATCAAAATATATTGATGAATACGGTGATGAATCGTGGGAACTGGATGCCCTTGAACCGCAAATGTTGAACCAGTTGATAACGGATGAAGTGACTGCATTACGTGATTATGAAATCTATCAGGCAGTATGTGACCGGGAAAAACGTGGAAAGACAGAACTTAGAATGTTGGAACGTAACTATGACAAGGCAGTTGCATATTTGGAGTGTGAAGGTTATGAATAATCTGAACTTCATGCCACATCAGACGGATGTACTGAACAAAACAGAACCGTTCAACAGGTGTGCATATTACCTTGATATGGGACTGGGGAAAACATTTGTGGGTGCTGAAAAGGTGTGGCGGTTAAACAATGCGGTGAATGTTGTCATCTGTCAGAAATCAAAGATTGATGACTGGGTGCAGCACTTCACAGAACACTACCCTGATTATCATGTGTTGAACCTGACCAAGAAAAGTGAAGCGGTCACATTCAGAAATGAAGTGGCAACCCTGAAAATGTACGGTGACCAACAAAGGGATATTATAGGTGTCATCAACTATGAACTTGCTTTCAGACGGTCATGGTTGCGGGAACTGGAAGGGTTCACAATGATGCTTGATGAAAGTTCCCTGATTCAGAATGAGAACGCAAAGCGGTCAAAATTCATCCTGAAAATGCAACCTGAAAGTGTGGTACTGCTATCAGGAACACCAACTGCCGGGAAGTATGAAAGATTATGGTCACAGGTTCAGTTGCTTGGTTGGGATATTACCAAGAAAGCCTTTTACAAAAGTTATGTTGAAACCCAGTGGGTGAAAAC